TGATCATTTTGGCGATGAACTTGTCATCTGGAAATACCTCAACTAAGACACCTTGTTTGCCATTATATGAGAAGTAATAACCCTTAACGGCTCCCGTCACAGAGAATTGATGTTGAACTTGAGCCATATAGTGCTCAGGGATGACACCCTTTTCAGCTAAAGCGTGGACTTCTTTGTTTGGGCATTTGATTTCGACGATCGTAGTCCCATCAAAGCTAATGCCATCTAGAGAAGCCATTTGCCAGTCACGTTCTTTATGAATCACAACTTTTGGAAGAACAGGCATTCCGGTTAGTCTCTCGAAGCAATCGCGAGCTTCTGATTCCATGGCAGTCCCTCTAGCCATAGCTCCATTTTGTTCTTGTTCAGTCCCAAAGATCTTTTCAAGCCATAGCTCATACTTTGTTCGATAGGGAGAGAGACCTAAAATAACACCTGCATCGGATGCCCCTATCTTGGATCTACGTAGATCTTTCCACTCTTGTGTGCCTTGTTCCATTATGTGCTCTCAATGGTTGCAAGCTGCTTGGAGATAGACTTCATGATGCTGGCATACTTAGTTGCCTATCCAAAGCTGCCCAATCTAGTAACTTGATTCTGAATTCAGGGATGTCTTTTAGACTCTTCTCAAGCTCTTCAAGCTGATAGGCGGTGATGTATTCAGGAAGTTTAGGCTTGTCTTCCTCAACTGTGGCTTGAGCCATCTCTTCTTGGGTATAGAGGCCGCTTAATTCAGCGGGAAACGCTTTTCTTAATGCGAGTGACTCAGCACACTTCGCAAGCATGACATGCGGCATACGATCCCAGAATTGAGTCGGATGGCCATCCTTAGTCTTTTGGACGTATTCATCATAAAAGGCTGTGACAGCCACTTCATGCCATGTTCCATCTTGAGTGCACTTCTTGACATAAGCAGTCGCAGAAACGATTTCATTCTTATCGTTGTAAACATAGTCCGCTTGTTTTCCAGGGGCATAACGACCCGTTCTTTCAGCGATTAATCTAAAACCATCAATAGATGTTTGGAAGCTAAAGACGTTCTTCCCAAGCTTTGAATCCCATCGTGGAACAGGATAGATCTGCTTCATCTCAGGGCTTAAACCTGTCCGTTTACAGACATTAGCAAATAATGAAAGTTCGTCTGAGCTAGCCCCTTTCATGTACGTGTTTGTCCACGTTGCTAATTGTCTTGCAAAATCATCACTCTCTTCATAGTGTTGCAATGTATTGGTCATATTCCCTCTCTTCTTGGTTACTAGCGTTAAAGTATGCGTCCTCGCCGTCATCGATCCCCTCATTGGTTTCATCTAACCATTCCTCATATTCCCAACCATAAGCATTCATAAGGACATCCTTATCTGTTAATAGCAGGGAATGTAATTTATTCAAATTTTCTGTTGATTCCAGGTTTTCCCTTTCGAGAAATTCCCAGACGCTGATATGTTTTAGTGCAGACATTGAATCTCCATTCTTGTCTATTTTCTAGGTTAAGACCGCCTCCTGTGTAGTTGCAGGAGGTTTTTTTATTCGTTTACGAGTATACGAATTTGACTAAATTTAAGTCAACATATACAATGAAGGATATGTACAAAGGAATTTATGAAGCTAAAAGAGTATTTTGCCAAACATACTGTCAACAAGACCAAATGGTGTGCCAAACACAACATCTCGCGTGCCACTATCAATAATATATTGGGTGGAAAGAAGACGACCTTAGAGATGGCTGTTAAAATCTATAAGGCGACCAATAGAGAGGTCACCCCTATGGAATTAGGTGTCTTGCCCTAGACAATATCTCTAGCCTCCTTTAAATAAAGATTTATGAGGCTATATGTATCAGTTCTGGATCGACACTATTCCTGTATCTTGGTCCGCTCCCATCAAGGGTAAGCATGGCTTCTTTGATAAGAAGTCTAAGCAAAAAGATCTGGTTCGTTATCAACTCAAAGCCCTCTATAAAGATAAGCCCCTTTCTGAGCCCGTTTCTTTAGAATTCACCTTCTATTTACCTATCCCTAAAAGTGCATCAAAAAAGAAAAAACAAATGATGCTCGATAATCTCATTTCACCCACTACCCCAGATACTACAAACATGCAAAAGCTCTATGAGGATTGCCTGCAAAACATCGTGATTGAAAATGACCGCTTGTCAAATAAAATCTCGTCGGTTAGATATTACTCAAATACGCCCGGAATTCTAATAACCGTTAGACCTTGGCGAGAAGAAAACCAACCAAAAAAGGAGATTTATGAACCAAGATCAACTCAAGCAACTCATCAACTTTGACTATCAACTTTCAACATTTGCTATTGGCATGCACCAATATCTTTTGCAAGTGAATGAAAAGGGCTCAAAACTTTCTGCTGATCTGATCGACTTCTCTGAAAGATTTGGAGATTTCGTTCATGCAGCACGTAAAGAAGGTTTTACTGCTGTTCCTATTGAAGAGGTAAAGTAATGGCTAAAGGTAAAGTTAAAATTGAAAAAGTGATGAAGGAATTCAAAAATGGAACACTTCATTCCGGTTCAAAGAAAGGACCGGTAGTCACTAGCCGGAAACAGGGGCTTGCAATTGCCTTAAGTGAAGCGCGAAAAAAAGGCGCAAAGATTCCTAAAAAATAATAATATCTTTTAAGGCCAGGTTAAGGCTTGGCCAAAAAAAGAGCATATTTAGGCAGATTTAAACTTTAAACTATATGTTTGAACAGAGTTGGATAGATTTAGCGTCTATTGCGCACAACTCAAGGGCTATTATCAGACCATCATGAAGGTGCCTTATGAAACCTGAAATGTGGAAAAGAACCTAGGAAGAAAAATGTTAAAACCAAATGAAAACCATCTTTTATATTTAATAGGGATTACAGAAATTTATAAAAATGAACTCATGTGGTTACAGAATCCCATGCGCGACGCAATGCAAGAAATAAATATGTGGAGAGCACGTTTCATTCGAGAAAATTCTCAATATGAACCGGGATATCTTCATTCTTTGCTAAATTCAAGATTTATTTGTGACACCACACCCGAAGAATTTTTCCAAAAGATAAAGGAGCAAAAATGAGCCTTCAACCTATAGGACCAAGACTAGTAGTTCAATATAAAAAGATCGAGCAAAAGAAAGGGGCATTAATATTGCCGACTGAAGAAGCTCCACAATTCGCTACCGTCATTCAACTTGGCGAAAACAATTTAGACCTTCTTGAAGGAGATCTGGTTGCTCTAAATAGACATGCAGGAGTCGCTTTCAAAATTGAAGGTGAAGTTTACCTGGTTGTTGATGAAAAGGACGTAATTGCAATTATGGAGACCCACAATGAGACTTAAATTTATCGATACCACACAAATTCATGCTCAATTCGAAAACCCTGCTCAAATGAAAAGCAGAGCCCAACAAATTTCAAAAATAGCCTCAAATGTAATTCGGAAATTGGAAGAACCCAAACTTTTTCGAAGACTTAAAGAAAGGGTTTTGGATATTTGGAAAGTTTAGAATTCTTTAAAAATATAGACATAAAAATTATTTTAGTGTTACACCTGGTCATATAGGAGAATCTATGCCAAAAAGAGATAAATTAGGCCGTTTTGCTAAAAAGAAAGTTGTCAAAAAGAAAGCTAAAGTTGCTAAGAAATTAGCTAAAAAAGCTGCTCCAAAAGTAGTCAAGAAAGTCACAGTTCAAAAGCCTCGAAAAGTTCCAATTCCAAAACTTAGCGACTATACGCTATATGATCTTCAAGATATGATCCAAGCTGAAGTCATGTTCCAAATGAAGGAAATTTGGTAAATGCCTACAAAGGATCCGATTGCTTTTGCTTATGAAGTCATTTTGAAAAGGAATTTAAAAGACTATGAGCAGAAATTAGCCTATTTCGAATCCTATTTGGAAGAAAGACTGATAGCATTTCAAAGTGAATGTCAAAACAAGATCGACGCAACCACATTCTATTTAGAGGGCGAATTCTTAAAACGGATGGCAGCCTTAGAATATAATGTTGAAAAACAATGTGAAAAGCGGAAGCGTCTATTTCCGAAATGGTGGAAATAATGGCTGGCGCACCTAAAGGAAATAAGAATGGAATCAAATTGAAAACGCCAGAACTTCGTAAAGAAGCCTATCGTCAATATTGTGAATTCATTGCGACAGGACATTCAAAAGAAGAGTGGTGTTTTGAACATCCCGAAATTACTTTGACGCATAAAACGATGGAGAAATACATCCATAATGATCCAATTGAATTTCCTCCTATACACAAGGAAATAGCTGAGTCGAAATCTTATCAGCATTGGTGTGAATTAGGTAAGAAAATGATGCTAGGCCAAATTGAGAAAAGTCAGCCAGCTATATTTCAAATGTTCATGCGAAATAAATTTGGATGGGATAAAGAAGATGCTACAGAAGTTGCGGAATGCGCAGCTGATATCATTTTAAATTCAATTCGAAAAGGTAAAGCAATTTAAATGAAATCGAAATTGAATCACATCTCAGTTGGTCAAGGAATAATACCATTGAATAGCGTAAAGAAGAAGAGTTATGAATGAATGGCACCGCTCAATGCGAAACATGTGGTCTCGATTGGTTAGATTGTGAATCGCTACTCGGCGAAAGGTGTTGGAGATGTCTTTCTCGTCATTTCAACTCCACGTATGTCCCTTCTGTATATATAAACCATCCCACTAAATTAGCTCTCTGGAAAGAAAACTTCAAAAAGGAATTAGATGAGCGCACTCTCTGATTTCTTCTCTGAAAAGCAGCTTCTTTCAATTCGTGAATCCAACCTATCAATTAATATCTGGGAAGGATCGATTCGTTCTGGTAAAACACATGCTTCACTATGGAGGTTTGTTGATGAAGCGTCTCGCGGTCCTAATGGGGATTTTGCTATTGTTACTCGTACTTATGACAGCTTTGAGCGCAATATTCTCCCTGAACTTCAGAAAATCATGGGAAACCATGTGCGGTATTTCAGAGGTAAACGCCAGCTCTATATTAAGAATAGAAAGTGCCATGTAATTACGGCTGATGATGCTTCGGCTGAAGCTAAGATTAGAGGTTGTACACTAGCCGGCGCTTATGTCGACGAAGTGACCATCATTCCTGAAAATGTCTTTATCATGTTAATCGGTCGTCTATCTATTGAAGGCTCTAAACTCTTTGGCACGACTAACCCTGATTCTCCTTATCACTGGTTCAAGATATGGATGGAAAACAACCCTGATCTTATCGCTTTTAAGTTCATCATGGATGACAACCCCTCGATGTCTCAAGAGAGAAAAGATTTCTATAAGCGTCAATTTAAGGGATTATGGTATCAAAGATTTATAGAAGGACGCTGGGTTCAAGCGGAAGGAGCGATCTATGATTTTTTCGATGAGAAGCTGCATGTTATTGATTTTCCTCTGTCTACTGCCACTAGCTATGTGGTTGGTATTGATTATGGGACTACTAATCCTTGTGCATTCGTTCTGGTCGGCATAAATAAGCATCGTTATCCTAATATTTGGGTGGAAGATGAATACTATTACAACTCACGAGTCACTCAAAGGCAAAAGACTGATGCT